TTTATCTTGTCTATAATATATAACAAACTGTCCTGGTCTATGTTTTATCTAATAAAAAACCCCCACATTTCTGTGAGGGTTAATATTTTGAGTATATTTTTTACTACTATACTGTTTGATAAGTTGCTATTGTGATAGAACCGCTGATACTTGCAAATGGATTTGTAGTTGTGCTACCACTTAAAAATTGTGCGTAGTTAGGCTCATTACCTTGCATGGTAATTGAGTAACCGTACAAATCTTGTAAGTTTGCCCCAGTTGCGATTGAACCTGCAGTTAAATCTGCACCGAATCTTCTACCCACTAATAATGCATCACCTGCATTAGTGTGAACGATGATACGAGGTCTTCCGTATGCTAACACTTTCAATTCTTTACTCATTGCGTTAGTCAATTTCTTTAAGTTTAATACTGCTTCTTGTGTAAAAGAAGTTGTACCATTTTCTCTAGAAGTATTGACAGTTTCTGTATAAGTTGATGTTCCTTTCAAATCATATTTATACACCGTTGTAGATGCACCTAATGAAGTGATAATACCATCAGCATCCACAGAAGCAAATGATGCAGTTTCGTTGTAGTTAATAAAATATACGGCTTGCAAACCACCTACTGAGTCTTTACAAGGTTCTAATCTAGATGTGCTTAAATTACATGCCATGATTTTAATTTTTTAATTTTAATTAATTTTGTTTACTACAATTACGCTTTGTGAATTGCAATGTCTGAACCGATACCGAATTGAACACCCGCCGTCATACGCATGATAACGCGTACATTTTGCGAACCATCTAAGTCTGCCATGTCCAATACCTTAACTTCATTTGTGTCTGCCAAAAGGCCAGTTCCAAAGAATAAATTGCTCTTTTCAGCAGCAACCATATAATTTGAACTAAGACCTGGTGCTACGAATAATGGGATACCATTGTAATCAAAAGGCTTTTGACCTACTGTTACTAAGTTATTGTATCCGTTTGCGTAGTTAGCACCTAATGCTTGTTGGTAAGCCTTTGCAACGTTTGTTGGTATGTAGATAACTAAATCTTCTTTACCATAAACTGCGTCAGGAATTGCAGATACTAATGCTTCTAAGTCAGCGATTACATTTGCAGAAGTGATTGAACCACTTGCAGATGATGATACTACGCCAGAACCACCAGCAGTCATTAAACCTAATAGACCTGTGAATGTTCCACTACCTGATGCAGATGCTCTCCAGATAGATTGTTCGATTTGTTGTGCAACTGTATTTGCTACATTTGCCAATAAGAAATCTGTGAAATTTGCAGGAAGATTATCGTAAACAGAGAATCCCATTTCTGCAGCTTCCCAATCACTTCTAAAATCTTTCTTACATAATTCGATGTTTACTTGCAATTCTTTTGGTTGCAAGATTGCTTCTGTTAAAGTTACAGAGCCAGTTGATGCGAAATCACAAGTTGCGTCTTGGATGATATTCGCTGTTGCAAGCTTCTTCATTACTTGTTTGAACTTAACATTCGGAACGATTGTAATCGCTCTTTCAGCTAGGGTCTTACCAGACAGTAAAGCGGCAGAAATATATTTTCCTGCAAATTCCCCGGCATACGTGGTTGTAATAGAAGTTGAAGTTGCAAAGTTTTGTTTTTGCTTCATTTTCTTTTTTTTTAATTTATGAATTTATTTGGAAAAGTTTTGTAAAACTCTATCCATTGTTGTTTGTTTGTTACTTGGTTTGAATTGGTAAGATAAGTTTACTGCATCTTCTTCAACCGGTGCACCATCTAATACAGGTACATCTACTTCTTCATCCTCATCATCTTCGTCAACAGTTACTGTAACTGCTGCCATTTCCATATCTTTCTTATATTTGAACTCATTGATTAAAGCTTCCATTTCCATTACCTTAGCTTCTAATTCTTTAATCTTCATATCCTTTTCATCTTCGGTAGGAATTGTGTCTACTGGAATCATTTCCATTTCCATTTCTCTTTCAATTTCTTCTTGAGATTCTTCAGGTGCTTCTGGTGATTTTTCTTCAACATTTTCTCTTTCAGTAATTTTACCATCAGCAACCATTACTCTAATGATTACTTCTTTACCTTCTGAATCTTTTAATGCGATTTCATGTTCACCTGCAGGTGCTGGAGTTTTAGTTCCATCTTCTGATACTACGTCAATATTTTCACCAACATCAAATGTGTTAGATTCTAAAATAGTACCATCTTTTAATTGTCCATAAGCTAATGCTACTTCTTCTTTATCAATCGATAATAAAGTCATTATCCTATTTAACATTGTTTGAGCGTTCATATTAATTTTTTTTTATTTAACAAATTTATTGTGTATCGTTTAATTTGATTTTGGGTATGGTGATTGTGTTTTACCAATACCTTGTGCCCATAATCTACCATCACAGCATTCTTTAGAGTATCTTTTTTTGTCTTTACATAGACATCCTCTGGTCGAACCTGGACCAGGACTAGATAAACCCTGTGTAGGGCCTATTTGTATTCCGTATTCTTTAGCTCTTCTCATACTCTATATAACAAACTTAAATTAGTTTTTCCAATTATTGTAATCCTTTCATTGCCTGTTTATGCATCATCTCTTGCACCAGTATAGTATCTGCTTTGTATGCAAGGTATAATAGACACTTTTCTAATGGTTGTTTGACTATCTCATCAAACTTTAATATATCACCATTTGCTAATTCTATGATTGAGGAATATCCTTTCCACTTTTTTCCATGATTGATTGCAAAAGTAGATTGGTCTCCTCCCCCTCCTTCAAAGATTTCAGGGTATAAAGTGCTAAGTCTTTGGATAAATGCAAAAAAAAACCGATACAACCAAAGTTTATATCCATTGTAGTTTTTAAGAATATTGTATCATCTTCCATACCTGTATATTCTTTTATGTCATATAGTTTACCTGACTTGCTTACTATTGGTCTATATAGTATTGACATTATCTTTTGCCAGTTATTATCTATTGTAATCTTGTCAAACTTAGAGATATCTAAATAAGCACCATATGCCATATTAGATAAGTTAGGTTCAAATCCATATTCTATTCCATCTATTGTGATTATTCTTTGTAAATCAAACTTAGTATCTAACATAAACTTATTTAGACTATCCATTACATGCGTTAACATCTCTATTGGCATTTGACTTGCAAAGTTAGGTGCAACACCACATAATATATCTAATGCGATAATGATACTTCTATCAATCATATCAAGTTCATCTTCATCATCATCTTTATATAAATCCAATGTCTTTCTATACTTTAAATAAGTTTCTAATGTCACATCATTCCAATTTGTAGGAATCCTTACTTTAACTTTAACTTCTTCCATATTATATTTTTATTGTTGTTGGTAAATTATTCTGGCAATGTATCAATGCCTGTTCTAATATCTTAACTCTACTTTCTGCTAAGTCTCTTTGTGTTTGTAATATCATTGACCATTGCTTAAAGTATTCTACATTGTTTTCTAATCCATCAATGTATTCTTGTACCTCTTCTAAATGTTTATCTGATTGAGATTGCATATTTGCCTGTATTAATTTGTTTTTGAGTCAATTTCATCATCACTCCATATCTTACTGCGTCTATTAAGTGATTCATTGCATCTATTGGTTTATCAATTGTATTTCCTTCTTTATCCATAACCCACTCATAAGAATATAATTCATTGATTAAGTTAACCGAATCTTTTGTTGCAACTAAGTCCCAATTCATCATTTGCTTTATACCAAACGAAATACTATCAGGACCTTTCTTTACTGCTTTAATATTAAATCCCATTCTAAACAACTCTTCGTTTAAACGGGGTTCAGCACTATCTGCAAATATCTCATCTCTACCTACATTCAATCTTTCCAATCTATCTGCTATATCATTTGTAGTTAACCCTTTCTCATATAGTAATTCCTTTATAATAAGTTTATCACCCTTTCTATATAATTTTACTAATGCAGTTTCATCATTTACAAATCCATAGTCAATTGCATAACATAATG